TGCATGCAGTCGCTTGGCAGGAAGACCTCGCGCCGCTTCACGGTCGCCGTGTAGGCGCCAGTCACACCGACGAATGGCCGGTCCAGATAGAGCTGCGCGCCGTTGAGAACCCAGGCGATGCGGTGCGTAAAGGTCGTAGCAGTGCTGTCAGTGATCTCGATGACTGCCTGGTCAAGCGGGGAACCAGGCAGAACCGCCGAGCTCGAAACAGGAAACGGCCCACCGCCCACGGTAGCTGAGCCGTTGGTGACAGCAACCGCAACCGTCGTGTCGGTGTAGACCTGCAGCTTGCGGTCGCGTTGGCAGAAGTCCCAGGGCCTGTCAGTCAGCGTGCGTGTCTGCGCCTCGTTGAGCAACGTGACAAGCTGCGACCGGTAGGTGTCGTTCGTCGGATCGTAGTCGAGCAGGTTGCCGCAAAAGTCGATGAGCTCGCCAAGGTTCACGGGTTCCTCCTACAACGAAGCCCTGCCCGCACGCAGCGGACAGGGCAAGTGTACCCGGTTGGGCCGAGTAGCGGAGCTTAGAACCGGCTGTAGACGAAGCACTCGGCGAACCCGCCGACCTCCCCAGTGAGGGCAACGCCGCAGGGACCGGTCCCGGTATGCGTGCCGGTCGCGTAGGTCACAGCGGTCCCAGCGACAGCCGACGTGGTCAGCGAAGAGGCTGCAGTGGTGCCTGCGGCGACTTTCGCAACGGCGATGTAGCCGCCAATGACCACTTCGACCTGGGCAGGCGCTGCAGCCGTGCCAGTGACGGCGCCAAGGGCGACACCGACCACGTTGCCGCGGCCGGCCGTAGCAGGCGTAGACACGACGAAGAGGGCTTTGTTCGCGCCCGTCTGCGTAGTGTCGAGGGCGACCCAGTCACCGCTCGCGATGGTCCCCGCAGACAAGAAGGTCTCGACTTGACCACGGTTCGAGGTGTCGCCAGCTTCGCCAGCTTGCAGGAACTGGACGAGAGTAGAGGTAGCCATGTGGTTCAGGCCTCCGCGTTGATGAGGATGCCATGACTGGCCAGATGACCGGTCACGAGCTGCATACGACAGAAGACCTGCGCCGCCTCAGTCGCTGTGCCAGGCACTGGCATCATCTCGCTGAGCTGGAAGAACCCGTCCACGTCAGCGTAGAGCTGGAACATGTCGCTGCTCAAGCAGTAGGCCGACACCGGCAACGCGCCCATGGTCGACGCTGCCGAAGCGGTGAAGCCCAGGTTCGGGTCGACGTAGATCTTGGCGCCGCGCCACATGCCGACCATGTCCTTGTCGAGGCTCTCGCGATCTGCGGCGTTGACGTACTGCACAAACGACTGCTGCTGCGCTTGGAACGCGGCGTAGCAGTTGGGGCTCATCAGGATGATGTCAGGGAACTTGCCGCCGGGATGCAGCAGCTGACACTGGATCATCAACGCATCGAGGTGCGTGAGGTCGAAGCTCGCGCCGCTGTTGAAGAACTGGTTGAACCAGTTCTGCGAGCGGAACGTGGTCTTGGCCAACCCACCGACGACGTCGATCTGGCTGTTGCGGGCGACGCCCTCGAACCAACCGGTCGTGTTCGGCGCCGACGTGCTGGTGCCGTTGCCGTTGAGCGTCTGGAGCGTGGTGATCGACCCAGTACCCCGGATGACCTGCTCGTTGACGGCCTTCTTCAGCGAGAGCATGACGTTCTTCATCTTGCTCTCGAGGATGTTGACCACGGCCAGGTCGCCCTTGTTCGCGGCCTTCTCCACGGCGCTGAGCACGATCGGCTGCGTGAAGTTCGAGTACTCGTACTTCGCAGCGTTGAAGGGATCGGTCACGGCCAGCGAGACAGGCTCGAAGCCGTTGTTGAGCACGCTGATGGAGCTGTGGTCACCGAAGATGACGGGCTGCTCAACGCGGGAGCCTCCGTTCACCTTGACCAGGTTGCCCGCCTGCTCGATGGCGCGGAAGAGCGGGTGGCTGACGAAGCTGTTGTCAATCAGCTTGTCGCGCAGAAGCTGCAGCGTAGTCGACAGAATCGACGGGTTGATAGGCATGAGGCCCTCCTTGCGGTTGTTGATCGGTTGTTGGGGCGTGTCCGTTGCCGGATGCCGCTACCGGATGCCGCAAGGGGTGGTCCAGGCGGAGCTACGGTAGCGCAACATCAGCGACGATGCAACGATTGCGCCAATGCGTAGATGTCGGCTGCGCTCATTGAGCGCACTTCCCCCTTCGCTGGAGGCGATGCCGCCGCTCCCTTGCGAGGCAGGCCGGTCCCGCGCTGCGCCGCCTCACGCTCCGCTGCGCGCCGCGCCTTGTCGGTCTCTGCGGCTTTAGCTGCAGCTTGCCTGGCCTGCTTGCCCTTCGCAGCCCAGTAGGCTGTCTCAAGGTCAAGGCTTTCGTTGTTCTCGAGGAGGTGCTGCACTTCGGAGCGCAGCCCACGATCGTTCTTGAGGTCGTCATGCTCTGCCAGGAAGCTGTTGTAGTCGTCTTCTGCCTTGACCTGCTCATACTCGCGCTTCATCGGCTCGAGCACAGCCTGCAGACGCTTGGCAACTTCAGCCTCGATGCGCGCCGCGATGGTCGACTCGTTGAACGGGTCGTACTCGGGAAGCGATTCGGGGACCTTGAGCTCGGCGTGTCCCTTGAGCAGCGCTTCACGCTCTGCCAGGAAGTTCTTGCGCTCAGTGGCAAGCTCCTGCGTCTTCTTCGTGTAGTCGCTCTGCATCGACTTCATCAGCTGCCGAATGTCAGGCGGGACTTGCTTGAGCGCATCGGCCCACGACAAGCCGCGGCGTTCTGGCTTGCCGTCCGCCTCCACCTCGAGCTCGACTTCTGCGGCATCGACCTCGGGCGCCGCGGCATCGGCATGCAGCGCAGTCGCTTGGTCGAGCGCAGCTTGTGCGGTTGACGGTTGGCTTGGAGCACTTGCGGTCGGAGTGGTCACGATGGACTTCCTTGCGTGGGTGGTGTCAGTCTTGCGCCCAGGTCGCACGTCTGCGGCTCACATCGCCAGCTCTGAGCACATAGCTGTCGTAGTAGCCCTTGTTGAAGCCTGGAGCGATACGGAACCGCTTGCGGCGCCCAAAAGCGTCCTTGGGTTCGAGCACTTCGAGGTCACGGATGCGGCCGACGATGAACGTTCGCCATCCCGGCATCTCGCCATTCCGGCGCTCGCTCGGTGTCGCGTCGGCTCGCCTGCGCAGCGTGTTGCTCTGCGAGGCGCTTTGCGGGTCGATGTACATGTGCAGGTAGGGCAGGCCGTTGGCGCCGTAGAACAGCGCGTGCGGGTTGCCGACACGCAGGCCCTTGATGCCGATGACCGAACCATCCCGCCGCACCCACAAGTCGGTGTACTGGAAGCGCACCGGTAGCAGCTGGTCAATGGCCTCTTCCAGGCCCAGGATCGCGCTAACCGTCCCACCAACTCCCTCTTGTCGGAGCACAGTGAAGTCGGTTGGCACGACGCGCCGCTGGTTGGCTCCTGAGAATCCAAGGGCCTCGGCGACCGTGGTCACCAATGCCGACTCGGCCGCCTTCTTTGCAAGGCCACCAACTGCGCTTGTGAGCGTGCGGAAGAATGCCATTGTGAGCCTCAGCGCATGCGCGAGCGGAACAGCGCATCTGGGCTGGCGCGTTTCTTGACCTCGACAACGACTTCTTCTTCTTCTTCTTCGTCGTCCGTCATGCCCTCCACTTCGACCTCGCCCCGCCGCTCCATCGCTGCCTCTTCGGCAAGCGGTTCGGCCTGCTCTTGGTCGACCTCGAGGAAGGCCTTGAACCGTGGGTCGTTGGCGAGCCCTTTGAGATGGGCGGTGATGACTGTGAGCTCTTTGTCTCCCTTGATGTCGCTGAGCTCGACCGGGATCGGCTTGCCGTAGTCCTGGGCCATGGCTGCGACCATCGCCAAGAACCGCACATCATCCGGTTCGAGCTGCGCGACCGGGCCGCTGTACTCCTCGACTTCGACGCCCTCGATGCCGATGGCCTGCAGCACGCTGGCGAGAGTCTCGGCAAGCGCCTTGACCACCTTCGGGCTGTAGGGTCGCTCTGGCTTCGGCACCATGGCGGCAAGCTCCAGGCCCACCATCTCGTCGCTGTCGCGCGCGGCCTTGCTCAACTCACTGGGCAACTTGGTCGTGACTTCAAGGGGCATCTCACACTCCTTCCATCGGAAGCGGGGCGGACGCCCCTTCGGGATTGGGGGGCTGCGCCGCCTCGACAGCCTTCGCGAACGCTTCGGGCAGCTGGTAGGCGCGCACGAGCTCGGCAAGCACAGCTTCGCGTGGGGCGCCGAGCGAGAGCAGCAACGGCGCCAGGCGCTCCAGGCTCTGCTGTCGAGCCATGTCGGACATCGGCGTAGTGCCTGCGTCGACAGCCCAGTAGCTAAAGTCGCCGGTCAGGTCATCGGCGCTCAAGTTGGTGGGGCCGACCGGATTCGGCAGCGCAAGCGGCTCCGCTTCATCACCCAAGACCACCGACAAGATGATGTTGTAGGTGCTGGCGATGCCGGTGATGACGCCGTCCCGGATGCGCGCCATCCGGCCGATCTCGGAGCTCGTGTAGGCCGCCAGCAGCTGCTGCTCGGTCGCTGTGCTCTTCGTGACCTCGCCCCGCGTGAACGGAGCCAAGAGGCCAGCGTCGCGGATGTCGCTGTCCACCGTGACAGCGTAGGCAGCGATGTCGCCAGGGATTGGAGCCTGCGGGACGGGCGTGACGTTGCCGTCGAGCGGTTGACCTGGCTGCAGGTCGACCTCGATCATCTCCCCGTCGATGCCCTGCGCGATCTTCGCAGCCGCATCCTCGGACAAGAAGCCAGCGCGCACCATCCATTGGCGAGCCATCCGGCGCACACCTTGAGCCTGGTAGCTGCGGATCAAGTTCATCTCCCTGAACTGGTCGCGCGACCGGGAGAGCAAGCTGTAGCCTCGCATCGGCGTGTCGGGGTCCCGGCTGAAGTAGAGCGGGATCAACGGCACGACAGGGCGCCCGCTGGCGCTCTTGAACGGGATGCCCGTGGTCTCGTGTTGGAGCTCCGCTTCGGGCGCTCGCTCATCGGCCGCCGCAGTCGCTTCGAGGGCGCCGATCTGCACCTTGACGCCCTGAAAGACGAACGTGTCCGGCTTGCGGAAGTCCTCGCTCCACACGAGCAGCTTGTCGGCCTGCAGGTCGTACATCTCGACAACGCGCACGAAGCGCTCTTGCGTCGGCACGCTGCTATCGTTCGGCTCCAGACCGAGCATGCTGCGGCCTCCGACGCTGGTCGTGGCCTCGAGCCACTTCTGGTACACCCGCGGTGAGAAGTCCTCGGGCGCTGCGTTGTACCGCTCCACTGCTTCTACAAGCGGCATCAGGTACACATGGCCGACGTACCTCTGCTGGTCCCAAGAACACGCGGTTGCATCTACGATGACCTCCCAGGGCGGCAGCGCAGCCGCAGCAACCCGCTTCAAGGGGTCCACGCTCGGCACCGGGGAGAGCTTGATGAAGCTGCAGGGGTAGATGAGCGCGAGCCTGGTCGCGTCCTCGAGCTGTTCGCGCACAGTGAGCAGGTACAGGTTC